GCTCCAACTTTAGACCGTGTAGGTCGTATCGGTAGCCACATTTTTTATAGAGAAAAAGGAAAAAAATGATTGATGTGTTGACAACTAAAAAGTTTTCTGTTAAAATAGAAGAAATTGTTCGAGATAAAAAACTTTCGTATATGGACGCTATCGTATGGTGGTGTGAAGAGCATGAGATGGAAATCGAAACTGCAGCTAAATTAGTAAACTCTCTTATTAAAGATAAGTTGAAGAGAGAAGCCGAAGATTTAAATTACTTAGCAAAATCAGCAAGACTTCCAGTATGAAATTCTATGATTATATCGTATGTGTGTTTTTTGCCTATTGGTTTACATCATCGATATTATCTTTCAATGTATTGAGTTTTGTTGTATTCGCAGGTTGGTATCTCATGTATGAGAATATGAGGAAAGATGAGCAGTGATATGAGCGGATATGAGGCATATACAACTTACTTAGCTGTAAGTCGCCACTTCACATCAAACTATGATTTTTTTAAATATAATGGAAAAATTAAGGCAAAACAGTCCTCTTATGAGTCTAGAAAAGATAAATACTTCTTCGAGAAAGCAGCAAGAAAATTTAAAAAAGATGACTTCATTAAGTATCTAACTGCTAATTTCTCGACAGGAGGTGAAACTTGGATAGGCAATATTATGTCTCCATCCAATGAAATCTCTTATAAGAAATGGAAGAAAAATGTAGAGGCTCTTACATATTCTTTCAAACAAGAAATTGATATGCTAGAACAAACAGAGGAGGATTTCGATCGACTTTTCATCTTTGAAGGTGGAAAACATCCACTGTTATTCCGTCTTCATTTGCGGCGCAAGGTAAGTTTCGAAACCATGGTTTTGTTAGACGACCTTGTAAATTACACGAAGGTTTGGGCAAAGCATGATGATATGATGATAAAAGAATTTGTCAATCGACTATATAATTACAGACCATTCCTTCATAACTTTTCTAACCCTTCTAATAAAAAACTTAGAAGCATAGTTTTGGAGATATACAAATGAATGCATATAAACAAGTAGCTTATGACAGAGCAATCACTGACGTAGAATTCGAATTAGCAAAACTGCAAAAAGAAAATAAAGAGAATGTGGCTCGAATTAAAGAGCTAGAATCTCATGTAACGCATATCTCTAAGAGCCTAACAAATAAGGAATATATGGCCACATGAAGCAATTTCTAACGAGATTACTCTATGATAAATACAATGTCACCATCTGGTTCAACGATCCAGATGGTAACAGAACTGGTGAGAAATGGGTTGAAGACCTTTCTCATGTCAAGAAGATTAACCAATTCGAATTGGTTGGGTTGGATATGGCAGGGAAAAGAATTAATATCAAGACCCGAAATAAATTTGATTATTTTGTTAAAAAAATATATTGACATACAACGTTTAATAAGATATACTGGTTTAATATATTATGAATACTTTGGATAAGACGAAATACAACGCATATAAGGAGAAATACATATGTCATTCGCATCACTAAAAAAATCACGCAACAAATCTCTTGACAAACTTCTTCAAGAGTCTCAAAAGCTCCAATCATCCGGATCAAACAATAACAACTCAGACGATCGTCTGTGGAAGCCAGAGGTTGACAAGTCTGGTAATGGTTATGCCATTATTCGTTTCTTACCAGAAGCAGCCGGTGAAGATCTTCCTTGGGTTCGCATGTTTGATCATGGGTTCCAAGGTCCAGGAGGTTGGTATATTGAGAACTCTCTCACAACTATCGGTCAAAACGATCCAGTCGGTGAATATAATTCAACCCTTTGGAACAATGGTACTGAAGCTGGTAAGGAACAAGCACGTAAACAAAAACGTCGGTTGTCTTACTATGCCAATATTATGGTTGTAAAAGATCCCGCTAATCCTCAAAATGAGGGTAATGTTTTCTTATATAAGTTCGGTAAGAAAATTTGGGATAAATTGAATGAGAGTATGTCACCAGAGTTTGAGGATGAAGATCCTATCAACCCTTTCGACTTTTGGGAAGGAGCAGATTTTAAATTAAAAATTCGCAACGTTGAAGGTTATCGTAATTATGATAAATCAGAATTTGATTCGCCTTCTGCTCTTTTAGATGGAGATGATGATGCACTTGAAGGAATATACAATAAACTGCATTCTCTTCAAGAATTAGTTGCACCCTCTAACTTCAAATCATATGCTGAGCTTAAAGCACGTTTAGATCGTGTATTAACTGGAGCACAACAAAATGCACCAGTAGAAACTCGGGATGTAGAAGTTGCTCCTGCTCCTGCAGCTGCTCCTGTAGCCTCTGCACCTAAAATGGAGACAGCATCAGCTGATTTCGAAGATGATGACTTATCGTTCTTTGAGAAACTTGCTGAAGACGATTAATGAGAAAGGCTCCTTCGGGAGCCTTTTTTAATTCATGCGGAACTGCCCGAATGGAGTGTTGAATCCAGCGTTTGGACCAAGTCTCATAGGTTTTGCTGCAGGTGGTGTATGGACAACTGTTCCTGCATCTATTTGTGTTTTGCTTGATTGATCGACGTTTGTTGCAACTTGCACAGGTGCCGCAATCGCTTTTTCTCTAGCAGACTGCTCTGCAGATTTTTGCAAAACTGTCCCACCGTCTGTAGGTGTTGTTGCAGCTAGTGCTTTTTCCAATATCGCAAATGTTTCAGCTTCACTAAATTTACCGTCTTTATCTAGATCTCTTTGAAATTTCATTAGACCATCATCACCAACATCTGCTACAACAGTATCTAATGCATTAAGTTGTTTTGTAATTTCTGACATGGCATCAAAATTTTGAACAGCTGCAGCTGCTGCCATTTCTTCTCCGAGAGCCTTTCTTTTGTCAGAAAGTATATCAGCTGAAGAAAGAGCATCCTTATTCGAATTGAATGGATTTATTTTATCTAACAAATCAGCAAAAAATAATCTTATGTTTTCTATTGCAGCTGAAAACATATTGGTGAATTTACCTTTGAACAGCTCAACTTGTTCTTTTCTGTATTCTGGATCTGAAAAGAATTTAAATATATTTTTGATTCCATTCCATATTGGATCAACCATATCTGTTAGAGAAAATTCTCTTAAGAAGTTGGCGGCATCTTCCATTCCAACTTTTTCAAGTAACCATGCAGGAAGACGAATAAACAGAGCATCAAATGCTCCTGTGATACCTTTGATTAATCCTAAAACACCACCTTCCAGTCCACCCAATATTCTATCAGTTAGAGAACGTTCTTTCATGAATGTTTGACCAGTAGCAGAATCATATACAGCTTCTTGATCAGTAAATCCTTTATAGAATCCTGTAACAAAATCAATTAGAGAAATAAAACCTTGAAGCCAAGGACCACCAACGATTCTTAGACCAGATTTTAATCCTGGAATCTTTCCTACGGTGTCAGCTATTCCTTTAAAGAAACCTACTAGACCACCCTTTGCTGCTTCTCCTGCACCGAATATAAAGTTTTTAGTTTTGGTGAGAAATCCATCTTCTCCTATAAGATCTGGGAATTCAGGCAATTTAAAATTCTTTAAAGTGTCTGGCAATTCTACTTTCGGCAATTTGATATCAGTAACAACCTTTGGCCATTTCAGCTCGGGAAAGGGTGGTATCTTTAAAACTTTAAAATCTAATTTCAATTTACTGATTGCAGTATTAATAGGAGAAAGAAGAGCAGCTTTAAAATTTAAAGATTTGGTTGATATTGTGTCTTTCCATTCAGCTATAGGAAATATTGCACGAACTGACGAAATGGCTCTAGTGAATTGAGCTGATATATTATTTCTGAGATTGCTCACGAGTTTAGTTACATTATCTGTGAATGTCGTACTATCTGGAAACCTTAATGTTGGAATATAATCAGCCCATTTAATAGCATTAAAAAATCCAGCAACTCTAAAAATTCCAGCTCTCATATTCTTAATGCTATCTACAGTTCTTGTAAAAGTATTTTGAACATTTTTCATAAGAGCTGGAATTCTTAGCGCTTTTATCCAATCATCAAAGCCTGTCATAGATGCAATAACTGCAGTCAAAGCACTCATGGCAACAAGTTTGCCATCAATTGTGCCCATCTTTTTAGTATCATCTTTTTGAGTATCAGAAGAAGATTCTTGTGCTCTTGTAAGTTCTCTCAATGCCTCAAGTCTAGAAAATTCATCACGTTGTGCTTGTTCCATTTGAGCTTTAAATGCATTTGTTAATGTTAATTCTAAACTCTGTACAGATTTGACAACATTTAATAGTCCAGCTCTCATGCTTTTCTGTAAACGTTTTCTGTTATCTGTATTTGAATCTTTTAATTCTTCAACAGCTGCTATGACAGGCAAATTACTCATTTAGTCTTTCTTTCCTTTTGAATACGCTTGTGCACCAAAGAAAGCGGCCACCAAGCCAGCAATTGCTACAAAGTATGTTGGAGCAATATCTCCAATAATTTTTGCAGCACTATCGACCCCAAAAATGGTAGTCAATAAGATTAACACTGGATAGAGTAGCATACCCCAAAGGGCGAACCAAGCCATCTGTCTAATCTGATCTTCTTTGGCATCTTCGTTTTCACGCATTGCCTTTTGATGTTCAAACTCTGCGATTTCTTTCGCACGAGCCATTTCTTCGTCGGTAATAATTCCATCACCATCTTTATCTAGATGAGCATAAATTGAATCTGGTGCTAGTGTTTTTGCAGCTGCCATTTCTATTTCCTTTGTTTTTGTCTTTCCTCTTCTTCTTCAAGATAGTGCTTTAACAAAGTAATGTAGATATCACGTTCAAATGGTATCATTTCTTCAAGTTCTGTCAAACTATATTTGTGGTGGTGCATTAGAGCAAAATTCATTTGGTACATATTAGCTAGGCTATCATGAACCAAGCTTATGTAAAAAAAGACTCCATACCCTCCAGATGTATAGTTTCAGATTCTCCACATTTTGGACATGTCCAGTATATGTCATGAGCCAACTTAGGAACATTTGAGAAAAAATTAGAGATCTTCTCAAATTGTTGTTGACTTAAATTTTCATACCAACTTTCTAATTCCTTATCAGTATAATCATTATACACATTATCTCTATCGAAGATATATTGAGTACACATTGATATAACTTCGAATGTTGATGAGATACTATCCTTCTGTACAGCTGTTTGGATCTTTTCCATATCTGTTATATTAGGGTATCTCATTTTAACACCGACATCATCATCGATCATAATTTTACCGTTTTCAATTTTTCCTTGGACCTCAATATCATCAATATTAATTGACACTTTTGATTTCCCATCACAATCAGTATTTCCTTGATGTCCAACAGT